GCCCTCACACGTCACGACGCATTGCGAACTACCGCACACGTCGCACGTCACGACCTCGCGGCTCTCGGTCACTGTTTCGGTTCGTCGCGCCATCAATCGTCTCTCCCGAACCAGAAAACCATCAGCCAGAAAATGAGAACCGTCGCGCAAAGGACTGCCGCCGCCCCAACGTCAGCCCATGAAGTTTCCTGCATCGCGATCACGCTGGATTCTCCGCGTCCTCTTCGCACCGCTTCTTGGCGAGCGACAACTTCGGCTCGATCGCAAAAGTCACGAAGGCGGTGCCCCACATAAACCGCTGGCAGTCGAAATCGTGGCTGTGCTTGTCGCGCACGATGCGATGGGTTTTGCCCAGTCGCCACGAGCGGCAGACGTGGGGGCCGGACCATTTGGTTTTGCTGGTGGTGGTGGTCACTTCTTCCCCTTAGCTTTCGGTCGTCGTTTCGCAGCCCGCTTCACCTTCACCGGCACGTCACGGTGTACCCACGGCGGCAGCGTTGGCGCGGGGCGTTCCGAAGTGATCGGCATGATGACGCCGCAAAACTCGGGGCAGCCGATATCGACCAGCGCGGGTTTGTCAGGGCCGTTGCTACGCACGATCGCGTAACAGTCGTCGCCCCCGTGAATTAGCCGAAGCGCCTGGGAAAAGTCGGCAAGCAGTCGCGGGTCAAGTTGCGTCGGCTCGCCAGAGAACTCGCGGGGGATCACGTCGCGCCACTTGGGGAATTTCCCTACTACGATGTCAGCCGTGAGCGATATCCGCTCCCATCCTTTCAAGATTATTGCGACTCGCCGCACGTCCCCGTCGGCAATCCCGCTCATTTCGATCGTCACGTCGCCCGTGTCGTGCGTTAGCCGATTGATAAGCGATATGGGGATCACGGCCGCATCCGTCGTCGGCAGCCCCTCCTGTGCGCGGAACATGGCTGCGATTCGCCTACCGTCGGTCGCAACAAAGTACGCGCCGTGCTCGTCCGTTTCCACGCACACGCCGCCGAGGGCGTAGCGCGACGAGTGTTGGTAGGCGAACAGGGCGAGCGCCTTGAGCCAGGCAAGGGGAATCGTTACTGAATATGTGTCGGTCATCGTTCTCTCCAAAAGTTCGCCGCTTCACCGACGGCGACTTGAAAATCCTTGCCGTGCCTATCCCGGCCGAGCCGCGCCCATCCGGGCCTTGCCCCGCCGCTCCCCGCCCTGCCCCGCCGTGCCTGGCCGCGCAGCGCCGCTATTCCCAGTGAATGACTTCCGCTTTGCCGTACTGGCCGCGGAACGTGCCGAGCCCGAGGCAGATCAGCCCCTCGGTTACGACGTTGATAATCTGCTGCTCTTGAATCTGGCGGTTGGGCAGCAACCGAAACTCGAATTCCAACTCCCACGGCAAAGGCAGAGTCGGCCGCACCTTGGGATTGGGGATGCCCTTTTCCAGCCGAGCCACGCGGCGGTCGATGTAGACGCCGCTTTCTGCGTCCTCGTCCCCGACGAACTTCCCGAACACGATCGGCTCGCCGTCGCGCAGGAACGGAATCATGCGGGGGCCGATGGTCACGAATGAGCCGCACGCCAGGGCGAACGCCTTGTACTTGCGGGAGTCGAGCAACCGTTTAGGTGCAGAATCGGTGTTTTGCGCCGAGAGGAACGACATGATGTTCGCCGAAGGGAGGCAAATCGTTCTGCCGTTCTCGCCCGCAAGATAGAGCTTCTGCCAGGGTTCGAGCTTCGTGTCGTTGTCGCCGGGGTAGCGGTCGAACATGATGTCCGTCAGCCCCCGAATCCGCACCGTCCGAACAATCACTTCCCGCGTCCCCGCTTCGCTGCGAGTCTTCGCTTCGCCCTTTCCGTTTCCGGCGGGCTTTGCTGTCTTTAGCATCAGTGGAACCTTTCATTGAGAAGTCCTCGGAAGTTAGAAAATCCTTGCCTTGCAACGTCTTGCCGCACCGAGACTCGCCACACCGCGCCGCGACTCGCGCAGCCATGCCGTGACTTGCCTTGCCCCGCGACGCCTTGCCTCGACTTGCCGCGCACTGCCCCGACGGGCCAAGCCCTGACACGCCATTCCGCGCCGGGCCATGCCAAGCCGTAACTCGCGCGGACCCGCCCAGTTCGCTGATTCGTTGGCGGAAAGAGAAATAGCCTTGCCTGGCCACGCGCCGTCGGGCCATTCCGAGCCGCGCTCTGGCACGCAGCGCCGCGCCTTGCCCTGCCAAGACTGGCCGCGCCTAGCCCATCCGTGCCCAGCCATGTCTCGCCTCGCCGGGCAGTGGCTGGATTCGCACGCTGGTGTGATTCGATAGGCAGGAAGAAAAGAAGCCTTGCCTTGCCCGGCCGTGCGCGGCCCTGCCCCGCCTTGACAAGCCTTGCCGGGCCGGGCCCGTCCACGCCTTGCCACGACTTGCCAGGCCGGGCCATGCCTCGCAGCGCCTCGCCGGGCAGAGACTTGCCCAGCCACGCCATGCCATACCGGGAATAAATCGTCGGCAAAAGAAAACACGTCGCGTCGCCCTTCCGTAGGCGACGCCGCGTTTGCCGCAGAGGCCGCCGGTTTCGCTGGGTTTTTACCGCACCCCAGGCTTACCGGCAGAATGTAACGGAACCGTTACAGTGAGTCAAGCCGTCTGGCGAGATTTTTTTGGCAGGTCTTCGTCGGTCAGTTCGTCGAGACCGATCCCGAAGGCTTTTGCCACGTTCCGGCAGGCAGTCACGTACTGCTTGCACTTGCCGGAAGCCATGCGGCTGATTGTCATTGGGGTTTCGCCGGCTTCCTCAGCCAGCCTACGAATCGACCACCCCTTCTGTTCCAACAGGAACTTGATGTTGGTGGCCACGATGGCCGTGTCGACGTCTTGGTGTGCCACTTCTTGCATCCCCCCAGTGTAACGGGTACGATTGAACCTTCAAGCCCCAATTCCGCCGGCCCGGCCGGGCAAAGCGGCGTTGGGCACGATTCCCCGAGCGGCCGCCGGGTCGGGCCACGAGCCGGGCCCGGCGGTTTTTCCCTCAAAATCGGGGCGACTGGATTCGAACCAGCGACCTATGCGTCCCGAAGGCTGTAGCCGGGGGACCGGCAGAATCGGCGTATTCGAACTGGGGTGGGGTAGGGTTTTCCTGGAATAAGGACCGCGGATCGCGTGGTGGCACGGATGATGAGCTAACCTTGCGGCGGTGGGGGGCACCGCCGGGGGACATATCCGTGTTGCTGGGCCCGCCATCGCTCCGCGCCGACCTCGACCGATACGCTCTGTATCGCGGTCTACGGGCGTCGACGCGTCAGCACATGGCGTACTGCCTGTTGTCGTTTGAACGGTTCCTGGGGCGCGTGCCGCTCCGCTGCGACCTCAACGCCGATGCGGTAAGCCGGTGGCTCGAATCCATCGAAGGGCAGGTAGCCCACGCCACGGTCTACGGCTACCGAATCAATCTGTTGACCCTATGGCGCGACTTGGCGGAGCAAGGGCTTGTCGAGCCGCCGCGGCGAGTGCGGCGAATACGGAAGCCGCGCCCCCACCCGATCGCCTGGACCAACGACGAGGTTCGAAGGCTGATTGAGAGGGCACGGGAGCTGCGTGGGGCGTTCGCCAGCGGAGCTTCGAAGGCAACCTACGTCGAGGCGCTCATTCGAACGGCGTATGAAAGCGGACTTCGAAGGTCCGACATTTGGGCGTTAGAACGCCGACAGATTCGACCAGACGGCACGCTACTGGTCGTGCAGCAGAAGACAGGGCAGCCACACTTCCCACGGATCCGCCCGCGCACCCTGGGGCTCATTGACCAGCTACCGGGTGATCGACCGCTCGCACGTCCGCACTCGCTGGCTAGCGGCTGGGGGCGATTCTGGCGGACGTGCGTAGTCGGTCCCGCCGGCGTGAGAAGGGGCGCCCTACAGCAGCTTCGCCGTACCGCTGCGACTCACCTTGCAATCGAGCATCCCGAAGCGGTGCAACGATTCCTCGGGCACCGTTCGCCAGAAATGGCGGCGCACTACATTGATTGGAGCATCGCCGCTCCCCAGCCGCACTTGCCTCCGGAGATAGGGTGAGCGCACGAAAAAACCCCGGCCGTCGAAACGACCGGGGCTCTCGGGTGCGACCCGACAGTCTAACAGAGTGTGCGGTGCTTGCTACTTCGCTGTTGGAATAGGTTTCTGGTATTGGCAACTAGAATAATTTCCTCGTGCTAGTGCCATTCCGGCAGGGCGTGTTGCGGGAGGTAAATGAAGAAACCCGCTGGGGTTAGCGGGTTTCTCCACCGAAATCTACCGAACCATCGAGGTCCCGTTCTGACGATTCGCCGTGCAGGCGAAGCTAGGGCTATCGTAGCACATTGCCGGTCCAACGGCAAGTCGGGACGGCCCGAATCGAACGGGCGATCTCCTGCTCCCAAAGCAGGCGCGATGCCGGCTTCGCTACGTCCCGCAGGCAGCCGTACTCTCGCACGGCCGCGTGGGGGTGGGAGTCGAACCCACACTTCCTGTCACGGGGGACAGGCGACTTTCCATTTGTCTACCCCAAGTGCTGGCGGGCCGGAATTGCACCGGCTATCGAGTGCCTCGACCGAGTGGCAGGGCAAACCAAGAGGATTGTCAAGTGCCATCACGGGGGTCGCTGTCCCCACCGCCGCCAGCAATTTGCGGCCAGCGATGCGCTTCCCACCGCTGCACGTTGCTGCCTAACTACGCTAATCCTAGGTTCACGTAGCCGCTTGCCCGCGTGGTCCATGACAGCCAGAGGCTTAAAAGTCGCGGGGGCGGGAGTCGAACCCGCCGAATCGAGCTTATGGGGCTCGCGAACGCCCGGCGTTCCTCCCCGCTGTAGGCCGCCGCGCCGAAGCACGACGGCAGCGGTTTGCATCACGGCTTCATCGTACCCGGTGGGCGTCGGGTGTCAAGCGCCTGCTGGTGTGTCTGGCGGCACTCATTTGTCGCCCAGGTCGCGCTCCAGGTCGAAGTCGAGTGCCGGGTAGTGCAGGGCGGCCGCCAATTGCAAGAGGGCCACGGCCTTCTCTTCACCGAGCGAGGCACCAATACGCAGGAGTTCGGCCCCCATTGGCATTTTCAGCTCGAACGCATCCAGCACGCGCTGGGCGGCGATGCACAGGTGTTCTTCGGGCGTGGTCTCGCCGATGCGGTATGGGGTTTGGTCAGCCTTCATCGTCATCCTCCCCCCACGCCGCTTGTCGCGCCACGTCGGCGTTCGCAAGCGCATGCCGTGTCAGCTCCGCTTCGTCAAGCGCCTCGCGTGGCGTCGGGTACGGCCCACACTCCGCGCCGCCGGGAAATCCCGTGACGTACCAGCCGTCGTCGCGGCTCACCAAGCGCAATGTGTTCATCGTTCCTCCAAAGCACCCCGGCGCCGCCGCGGGCACGGGGACGGGGAAAGGCTACTTGACGCCAGCCGGTACTTCGCCGGTGGCCTTCTTGATTGCGGCGCGCATCTTCTGAAGCAGGTAAAGCGGCACTGCAAAGCGATCTCGGTTTTGCACTTCGCAAAACTCGCGACACGCCTCAAGAAACTCCGGCGCGGCGGCGATGAGGAGAGCGTTGGCTTCTGCGGTAGGTACGCCGCCCTCGTGTTGCAGATCGACATTGGAACGCGGACCATAGACCGCATATCCAACGACACTGCCGTCCGCGACGATCTTTACCGGCGACGATTCCCCAAGTATCGCCTCCCACGGTCCCGGCGTGTGTTTCGATTCGTCCATCGTTCATTCCCCTTTGCTAAAGTGCGTCCCATCCTATCCCGCAATCTCGCGGGCGAGTGCGGCTGTGCCGCGTGTAAAAAGGTGGCGCGCCGAGCTGCTGCCCGTCGCAGCCCCGCGCCCGGCGCGCCGGGAGTGCGGGTTAGTCGCCGTCCTCTTCCTCGTACGATTCCGCACACGAGTCGCAGAGCCACGTGACAAGATGCTTTTCGACGGAGCCCCCATCAATCAATTCGCCGTCTACGCCGGCCTGCGGACCGTTGTCTCCCCACTCGATGATTTCGCCGCACTCGCCGCAGCGGAATGATTCGATCCGATCGACCTCGTTGCCGTCCTCGTCGACGGCATAGGCGTCGTGCTGGTTGCACTGCCCAGGCATGTTGATGTCGGCGCGGCATCCGGCCCGCATCGCCGCCTCTCGCTCGTCCTCTGTCTCCATCAGCAGCGGGTCATCGGGATCGCCGTGCCAACCAGGCGCTTGTAATACGCGATACATCATCGTTTCCTCCCGCCCCTGCGTGGGGCACCTGCTGCCGTTATCGGTGGCAGCCGTCCGTCTGGCAAACGCGCCAGGCCGTCCCCCGCTCCCGTGAGCGGCTGACAGCGCGGGGCGTCAAACTGGCGACGGTGCGCACCCGTCCCGGATGTCCCGCCAATGCGGCAGGTAGGAATCCAGCAGTTCCTCGCGGCGGACTCTGGCGGCACACTCGTCTACCTCGACAACTTCCCCCTTGTGTCGCGGGTAGCCTGCCTTGGCGGCCTTGTAGTGCCGGATGACCACAACGGGGTGGTACGCGCCGCACGAATCCTTCTGGCGACGCGCCGGCATAATCAGGGTCTCGCGGCGCATAAACAAGCGCGAAATCTGCGAGAAGTCGAAGCCAGCGTAATCGTGCAGGGCCACGATCAATTCGCACCTGTCCCGCTCCTCTTGAAACACCACGTAGCGCTTGCGGCCCTTTTCCCCGGCGTGCTTCCATCCGTTGCATACCGCTGCCGTGGCAAAACCGCGCTCGCGCTGACTCTGTTGCACGTCCCGCGTTCTCTGGCTGGCGGCGTCAATTTCGATGCGGGCGATCGTACCCAACATGGCCACCAGCATTTGGCCGATGGGGGTTGCGGTGTCGAACCCTGGCTGGTCGAGGATCGTCAACGACACTCCGGCCCTGTTGAGCACGTTGATGACGCCCAGCGCGTCGTGCGGCCCGCCGAAGGCACGGTCGAACCGCGTCACAACCACCGTGTCGCCCCTCCTCAGCTCCATCAACATCCGTCTGCCGGCCGGACGCTCAAATAGCGGCAGGCTCCGGGAAGTGTCTTGGTCAACAAATGGGGCGTGAATGGCGGTTTCGGCCCCAACGCGCTCCATGTCGATCTCATACGCATGCGCCTTGCGCACCCGCTCTTGTTGTGCTATCAGCGACAACTCCTGTCGATCGGTGGAGACACGAACGTACGGCATCCAGCGTCCGCCGCCCTCCCGTTCCGCTATCGGCTCTACGTCGATCAACGTGGCGCCGCACTGCGAACAGAATCGGTCCAACTGAACCGTGCCGCAGCAAATGCGCGGCTTCCCGTCCGGCTTTTCTTCGCCTTTTCGCGGCCGGCCCCGCTTGCGTTTTCCGTTGCCGTTGGTGTGTGCTTGTGGAATCATTGCAGGTCGCGCTCCCCGTCTGGCGGCACTTGACATCGTGCCGCTCCATGCTATTGTTTCGGTATGCCAAAATCAACCCACCCCAAACGACCTCGTGGCCGGCCAAGCATCGGTACGCGACGGAACGTGACCCTGCGCACTACCGACGAGCTGTGGCAGCGCGTGCTGGCCTACTCGCGTCGCACCGAAACGCCAATTGCCGACATACTGCGGCTCGGGCTGTGGAAGGTGGTCAATGCGAGGCCGACCAGCGCACGGTCAGGAAAGGGTAAGTAAACCAACCGGCGCTGATCGACGCTCGCTTGGTCCGCCCCGACGTTCTCGGAGCGGTGCAAGGGGGCGTCAGGGGGTGATGCCGGTGGCCTTGGCGATGACACCTTGCGCCCAATCGGCATCCCGCTGTATCAGTTCCAGTTCGGTGCCAGTCATGGTGTCAGGAAACAGCGCATTGCCCGCTGGCGTGCCGTACTTGAACTTTCTGATTTGGTGAACTAGCGATCGGCACGCAACCAGCAACTCCGGCCCGGCGGCGATGAGCCGGGCGTTGGCGTATTGGCGATTCCCATGCACCGGAGGCACGCTGGCAACAACGATCTTGCCAACAGCCGTAACTTCGTGCCCGACTTCGTAGCCACCATTGGGGCCGCTCAGAATATGCCACGGCCCACCCGTGTGTTTCGATTCGCTCACGGCACTACCCTTTCAGTAAGGCCCCTCGGGGCAGGTTCAGGAAAGCATTTCGCCGCCTTCGATGGCGTTCAAGGCGGCTCGGAAGTTGCACTCGCAGCGCTTCGCCAGTGCGATGTACGCTTCAAGCGGCTGGCCGTCCAAGTCGAGTTGCTGCGCGATGCCCCGCAAGTGCAAGGCGACGGCCATTTCATTCGGCTTGTTCAACCGAATGTGAATCGCTCGGGACAGGAACGGCATCCCGTCGAACTTCTCGTCAAACAGTTTGCGCTGCCCCTTGTTCGTCGTGGTGAAACACCAAGTTGACGTGCGCTGAATGTGCGGCAGTTCCAGCGTGGTTTGTAGGCGGCTGACCACCTTCGTCGATAGCCCGTGGCACTCGTTCACAATGACGCAGTGCGTGGGCTTGGTGCCGATGGGGCGGGTAACAAACCAATCCTCCCACTGGCGGCACAACTCCATCGTCACGTCCTGGGCGTCAATCTCGTGTGTTGCGTACGGCTCGGACACGTCGGCGGCCACGATGCGGGCCAGCGTGGTCTTGCCGGAACCGCTCGGCCCGGTAATCAGGAACACGCGGCCACCCCAGCCACCGTCGTCGTGCATTCGCAGCATGGCCTTGATGGGCGGCTCTTGTCCGACCAGCTCGGCCAGCGCCGTAGGTCGGAATCGTTCGTACAGTGCTACCATCGAAATACCCTTTCATTCTGGCGGAACAAAACTCTCGGAACGCGGCATCCTACATGCCCATGTCGCGAGCCGCCTGATTCATCGTGGCGATCATGGCTCGCATGTTGGCGGCCCAAGGCCACAAGTGCCGCGCTTCTGGCGGCAGGTGGTCGGACACGATATCCGTCAACTCCCCGAACGGGCAACTCGCATCATCGGCGCCGCGTCCGTCCACGAGGGCGGTTTCGATGCCGTGCCAGTCAACTCCGACCTGTACGCAATGGCCCCTCAAGGCCGAACGCGGCCACTTCGCGCCAGGCTTGGCGGCCCACCGGAGCGGCGGCCGGGTTTCTGCTCTCCGCTAAACTAATCCACCGCCCCGTCACTGTGCGAGCCCTCTGGCGGCACACAGTAGCACGGCTCTGGCGGCACCACTGACGCGCGTACGTACACGCGCGCGCCTGCCTGCGCCCGCGTACGCGTGCACGTGCGCACGCGCGGGGATGCGGATTCGGTCGCCGTCGGTTTGGGCCGGCAGGTCGAGCCGATCTTGCCCCTCGCCTCACTAATCCGCCGGCCTGTCACGAGGGGCAAAAGACACCCCGGTGGATTAGCACGGCGGAGGAAAGAATTTCGACGTGCTGGTATTGACAAGTAATTCGGCGTGTCGATAATGAATCACGTTGTTGGGCATTCCGCCCGACGTTTCACGCGAAAGGGTAAGAACATGCAAGCAAGTGAAGCAAAGGCCGCATGGGAAGAGAATGCGCGGTCGTTGGAGATCGTCGCCTGGCTGGCAGTTGCCGATCGGTGGCACGGCCAGTGCCAAGAAACGGCCGCGCAACTTGTCGCCGATGCGATTGGTTACGGGTGGCAACGCTGGGCGCAGTGGGCGCCGCGTCGCGATGCGGGCGCAGACAGCGCTGGCACCATGCGGCATTGCGTGAGGCTTGGCGTGCGACGCGCTATCGTCGTGTACACCCGCCAGCAACGCGGTGGCATCCCGGTAGGCGAACTATTCGACGCGGTGGCGCCGGAACAGGACTGGTCGATCGTCGATAGGTGGATCGAAAGCCTGTCTGTTGCCCATCAGGCCGTCGCGACGCTACTGGCCAACGGACTGTCGCAACGCGAAGTGCAGCGCGTCGCGAAGTGCGACATATCGGCCGCGGTCGCAAGCCTGCGACGATCCTCGGCGATGCAAGCGATGGCCGTCGAATACGCGGTAGGGAATGCTTTGGATTGCGTGTAATGGCGCCGCACGTTGCGGCGCGCTTTGTTCGGTTCTGTTTTCACGAAAGGGTAACGAATCATGGCTATGTCGTTCAAAGAAGCGCTCGCGGCCGTCAAGGCGGGCAGTATGTCGGTCGATGAGGCCGAGCGCGCCGTCAAGAGCAACACGTTTGGCGCGAAGGGTGTGACGCGGGGCAAACTGTCACGCGGTTCCGATGGTCGCGTCAAAGGCGGGCGTATCATCGTACGCGATGGCGCCGAAGTCGAAATGACCGATGCCCAGGCAGTCGTGTTGCTGCGTAACGTCGATGCGATCAAGGCGGAGCTGGCACGCTTCGCAGCGACGGCCCCAGTTGCAGTGCCGCAAGTGCGCACTGGCAAGGATAAGGCGGGCAACGCAACGACGTCCGAGTATACCGCCTACGTCGCGGCCGACTCCGCGCTTGTGGGGTGGAACCAAGGCCAGTGCGACATGGTGGCCGACTTCCACAAGAGCGCCGCCAAGAGTAGCAAGGCCGCGTAACTGCGACCGTCAACCGCAAGCCGTCGGGCGTCACAACCCGGCGGCTTTTCTCATGCGCCCATCAGCAACGCGCCTCGTCTGCCAACGTGTCCAGGCAGACAACCAGCCGATGACGCCCTGGCGATCACAACGCCAGCACAACCGAGACAAGCAAGCAGCGTCAACGTGCCGACCGCCTACGTGGCCCGTAGACGCGTCGGCGCATCATGTGACCCAAGTATCAACCACTGCCCTGAACGTTCGTTATTCGCGACGTGGGGAGCTCGATTGTAGAAGACCCCCCAATAGTGGGGGTGTGGTGAGGGTGGGGGGTAGATTCATGTCTGCTTATACTGCGCAAACACAGTATTAAATTATCCGAACCACGCAATAAACCGTAATCCCTTGGCACGACAGGGGTTATGGTGTCCGCCGACCCCTACCCCGGTGCCCCCAACTGGCGGCAATAGGTGCTGTACGTGCCCCTCGGACTTTTTACCACGTCCTTTGGCCCAGTGGGCGTGATGTTGATGGGTGCGCTGAAAACGCCGGTGTTTGGGGTGTTTCAGGCGAAGTGCCTGTGTTGATGGTCCGCTACGTCGTACTTCGCAGCGACTCCGCTTCTATCGCCATTCGTTACGAGGTATGTCAATAGAAGTTGCACATCTTGTGGTTTGTTGTGCATGACACCACTACATCTTGTGGTTTTTGGTGTTTTTGATTTGTCAAAATCACACTTACTTCTTCTTGAGCAGATTGGCCTTAAGCCGTGCGGTCGGTCGCAGCAGACTGTAGCCAGTGCTCAATGTGCCGCAGTACCGTTTCGTCGTCCAGCGTATCACCGTAGCTTAGCACGGCACCAAGCAGACACGAATCGACGCGGATAGATTCATCTTCGCGAAGGCGCGACAGCACGCGGCCAAGGATCAAAACGATTCTATCTTTGGTGGTTAGCATGCGAACAACTCCAATCGTAAACGAGCACCTACGTCAACACGTCCCGCTGCGGGTAGTCCGGCCCCAGCAGCACCTCGGCCAGGAGTCGGTACAGCTTGTCGTGCATTTCGTATTGTACCGGAGTCGAGTCGTCTAAAAAGCGTATGCCGCCAGGTGGTCGCGAGAGGTCGATCGCATCCCAGAGGCCCAGCAAGGCTTCGCGAGCAGCCGCGCGTCTTTCCTCGTTCTGGATTTCCAACGGGCCGTAGCGTCGCTGCGGCTGTTCTGGTTTGGGCTTTGGGACTACGAGGCCGGACGGGTGATGCTCGAATTCCATCGGGGGCTCCTGGGGTCAGTCCTTCGTCGTCAGTTTCCCGTATGGCTTGCACGCCAACTCGACATGAGCGCCGATCATCTGCATCAACTGCTGGTCCAGCAAAGCCTGTTGCAGTCTCGCCCAGTCTTCGTGCGCTCTCTGGCGCTCGATTGCTTGCTGGATTTCCTCGCGCGACGGCTGGGGTCTGGGTACGAACGTGTTCGACGGCGTTCGCTCAACCGGTTCGCGCCACCACCGTGCGTTATGTGCTCGCATGCCCATGCTCGGTCTCCATCGTCACGTACTGGGGTTCGTCGTAAACTCCCTCGCGCCACGATAGGTGATCGTTACGATGAGCGTCACGGTAATCAATACGCTCGCGGCGGGGCAGCGTATTCAAAATGGACGTATCCCATACTGACGATTCCGGCGGTCGCCACATCCCGATGAACTTGTGCTTGGCCGGGTCGATTGCGCTGGCGTCTACTTGCTTACCGTCGAGTAGGGGCATGGGTTCACTCCGTCATGTCGATCCCGCTGCCGAGCGGCTTGGCGTTTTGTACGCCGTCCATCATTACCCAGGTATCGGGTATCGGTAAGTTGGCGGGGAAGAAAACGACATGCCCCGTCGGCAGATTGGGGTCACTGATGTTTTCGACGAGGACGTATGGCCATTCGATCGTCCACACTGCGCTATACGTTGCTTCCGCCGGCACGAAACGCTCTAACACCGGGATGCTGGCCAGGGCGGCGAGGAATGTGCGTCGGTTAATGTCAGCTTTCACGCCGGCTTATCCTTGTCTTTGGGCGTTGGCGTATACGAAAAGCAACCAGTCGGCTTCTCGCAGAATTGCGCCGGGTCGATTTTCAACAGGGCCTCGATGTCGCCGGCCTGCAAGGCGTCGTGGACTTGTTGCTCAGGGGAACCTTCCGCGAACAACTCCCTGGGCGGGAACGGCTCGTGCGGCCGACGCGACTCAAGGGCTTTGACGAGCCGGTCGTGCATGGAGGCGTAGGCTTCCCGTGTTTCGGGCGGAATGCGGTCCACGGCAGCCTTGACATCCGCGGCGGTTATCGGTCGTCGGTTCACCATGCGATCCTTGCGAATGGCCTACTTAACACCAGACGGATTCGGTGTTTCTCACGGAGCCAGCGTGCCCACTTGCGCTGTTCGGTCGCGGTCAGCGCATTCCAGGCTTTCAGGTACGCCAACTTCCGCGTAGCCAAGTTGCCGTGTCCGAAGTATTCCGCCATCGTCCATCCGCTATGTGCTCGAACGAAACGTACATAGAACTGCGTGCGGGGCGGTTCTGTTGTCATGGCTGTATCAATCCGTAGTAGCGAACGTCGTCTTTCGTGAGTTGAAACACGCGCTCTGGCTCGCGGCCCAATAACATGGCTTCCCGCTCCCAATCGCGATACGACCCACGACACATGGAGACGGAAAACCGTAGGGCAGCGAGGCGCTCCTGGCTGATATCGTATCCGATGCACTCGGGCTTGTCCTGCCACCAGTGCCGCTTGGTGTTTTGTTTGCGCAGTTCATCCAAAGCCGTTTCGACTTCAATCGCCGTTCGTTCACCGTTTTCTGCCTGCGCGATACTCGACTCCGCCATGCGCCGGCACGCCATGACGATGTCGCTCCCTGTGAACGGGAATGTCCAGTTGTCGCGTCCGGCTTGCGTCATGGTCCGATCAACTCCGATAGGGGCCAGTATTCGTCGGCGGGGTGAATTTCCAGAGCGGGATTTCCCAGTTCGCCAATCCATGCTTTGTGCTTCGACGATTGGCCGACGTTTCCGATGAATAGGTAGCCGGTGGTTCCGCGCATACATCGCACCAAATAAGTCAACGAGTAGCCGTCGCAGTCTCTCGCTTCAGGCATCCTCTCCCCCGCCTTCGTCGGCTTAAGGAAGGTGCGCTGAGCGTGAGTCGAAGCGGGATCGGTGGTCGCCACGTTGTCGCCTGCCGAGACTGCTTCTCGAATCGCCTCACGCGCGGCCTCTGCCTCTTGTTTGGTTGGAGGTTCGTACTCCGCACCGGACTGGCTGAAAAATCCGCGCGGCAGGTCGAACTTGTCTTCGACTTCCGCTTTCGACATCACACGGCGCGGGAAGGGTGGGTCGTCGTCTGTTGTGTCGGCCGTTTTCTTCGGCGCGAACTCATTTTGCCTGCGCGCAAACTCGATGGCCTCAGCGATGGCGTAGTGCTCGCGCACGTCGTCCGCCAGAGCCTCCCACGCCTCGAACGTGTGCTCGGATGTTTGTCCGCCGTTCACCCACCATCTTTCCGTTGTTTTGCGGTGGGGCGATCCTCCCAGGTTTTCGCAGGCGCGAATTGCCGCCACCTTCACTTGTTCGTCAGTCAGCACGTTACTTCCCTCCTTCGATGGCTTCGGTCACGCGGCAGAACTGCGCGATCAGGTCGATGTAGTGCTGACGCCACGTCGGGCTGCTGATACGGCGGCAGTCCACGAGGCCGTCGGGCCGCACGCCTCGCTGGTCGCACAGCTTCTCCGCCTCTTCCTCGATGGTTCGTTCAGTCAGCAGCATGGCCGTCCTTTTTCTCTGGCATTACAACGTAAGAATGCGGGTCCATTACGATCTCTGCTGCTACCCCTAGTCGATTCTGTTCTGCTTCGTGCAAGCCGTACAGGTCTTCCGAAAGTTGCCGCGACCACTCGTTCTCTTCCTTACTCATTTCGCCGAGCGGGCCGTCCATTTCGTCGCGCAGTCGCTCGGCGCGCGGACCGTCGTCTCGGCCAGCCTCCATTTCTTCGTGGAGGGCCACCAGCAGCACGACGAATCGGCGAAGGGCTTCACTGGGCATGGCCTGTTCCTATCGCTTACGTGCCACCCGCCGCACAGCGCGCCCGTTCTGCCGCGCCGGCGACGCCACGTTAATCGGCTTCACGCCCAGCGCTCGCTGTACTTCGTCCAACGATTCGGACACGTCCACCGTTACGCTGCTGGCCAGCACGATGCGCGTCACGCCGTCCGGGTAGTCTTTGCTGGGCAGTATGGTGAGCAGCAGTTTCCAGTCGTCGCAGTTGACGAGACAGGGGCGGTTCTGCACGGCGTTGGTGAGTTGCAGTATGGTCATTTCGGCTTCTCCACTTGCTTCCCGGATTGGTGTAGCTTGCTATGCAGCGCTTTTAGTAATCGGTCGAGTTTTCGTGGCGGCATGCGGGCCAAGTCATTCCACGTACCAACAACAGTCTGCACCAAACGTTCGCTTATGATGGCGGGCGCTTTTTCCCATGCGCCAAGTGTGAGCGGCTCGCCGTTTTTGCTTTCGGCCAGGCCGATTGTCACGTCGCAATCCGATATGCCTATCGCCTCGCATCGTTTTCTGATGTGGCCTGTGAAGGTGGTGTAAATGCAGCGAAGTTCGCACGTGTCTTTCGCTGCTTTAGCGCTCCAGTCGATGCTTTTGGCGCTCACTTCGGCTTCTCCGGTTCGCTCAGGTACTTTTCTAGGACTTTCAGCGCTGCGCCGTAGGCTGCATCTTCGCACTTCAATTGATGATTGGGGGCTAAGGTGCGGACCACTTCGCGGGCGGTTTCGATTACGAATCGCTCGTAGCTGATCTCATTTTCTTCCAGTTGCGCCAGTCTCTTTTTAGAAGCGCACATCGCTTCTTTTGCGCTGCGGTAGTTCTTGCCGTCGATTGAAGATTCGCTCATTTCCCGTTCCTCCTCGCTTGCGGGTGGTCGTTCAGCGCCACGATGAAGCGGCGGTAGGCTTCCATGCTCGTCGCCGAGCCGAGTGGGTGATCGACGGTCTGTAATTGCACGCGGTGCTTGCCCGTGTTCGGCCGCCCTCGCATCGCGTGTGGTATCACGCCTTGCGTGACCCACAGTCGCACCGTGCGCCATCGCGGACGACCCGGCAGTTGCGTCCGCAATTCGTTGAGAAGAACGGCGCCTTCTCTCACGATCTGATCGACAGGTACGAAGTGAGTCTGCTTCTTGGCCACGGCTCATCCTTGATAGAAAACTTTCGTCGTATCCGTGAAGAACCTAGCCTAACGCCCCTGTTAAGTGTGTTCAAGTCCCACATTTTTGCTTATGTCGAACTCTGTCACGCGGAATCCTCGTTGCCCCGCAAGTGGAGTTTGACATGGCGAAGTCTGCATCAACCGAACCGGAAATCGACGTGGCCGCCCCCGATCAGGCGACCGATGCAGGGGAACCGATCGACGAAGGCATGGCCGGCGACGATGGTTCGCAGCAAAGTCTCGAACAGGAGATGCAGTCCGAGTTGGAATCCCAAGGCGACGGGGAGGACGCGGCCGCCGAGGGGTCCGACGCACAGCCCGAACTGGCCGATCAAGCGGCTGCCGAACCGCAGGCACCGACGTGGACCGCCTTCGCCCAAGAGTTGGGCCTGCAAAACGTCGCCAGTGACGAGGATGCCCGCCAGCGTTTGGCCGACGCTTTCAGCCAGCGCGAACAAGACGCGAAGCACTATCAGGAAGAACTTTCTCGGGCTTCCTATCTCGCCAACCAATATCTGGGCCTGCAAAGCAGCCCGGAGTTTCAGGCATACATTGCCCAGCGCGGGCAGCCCCAGGCGCCTGCTGCGCCCGAGCAACCCAAGTCATGGTGGCAGGCGCCGGAAGTAGACATGGAATTGGCGGCTCGCTATCTGACCACCGTGAAAGACCCGATGACCGGGGAGGATCGCCAGGACTGGAAACCCGGCACTCCGCAAAACCTGCGCGACGGATACGAGTCTCTGCAAGCGTATCGCGCGAAGTGGGCCGACGAGTTGGTCAATAACCCCAAGGCCGCGATGGACAGGGTGTTCGACTCCGAGTTCCGGCCACGCGCCGAGTCGCTTTGGGCCGAGATGCGTGAGAAAGAACGTCGCGCTCACTTTGCCCAGGCGGTTGACCAGCGCGATCGCGACATATTGTACGAAATGCGCGAAGTGGTCGATCCGTATACCGGGCAGAAGGTCAATGAGGTGGTGCGCGATCCGTATACAGGTCAACCCCGAATTAGTGAACGCGGCGCTCGGATCGCCTCCTATATGGAGCGCCACCGCGCCAACGGAATCGAAGACCCGTCTGTCCTCTATCAGTACGCTCTGCGCGACGAAAAGCTTGGCGCCTTTGAGGAATGGTGGCGGCGGCAGCAGTCGGCGGGCAATGGCGCGGCGGCGCCTTCCGCACCCGCGCCTCCGCAGCCCAGCGCGGAAGACCAGATGCGCAGCGGCGCGGAAACCAAGCGGCGCGACGCCATGTTGCGTGGAACCGGCAACGCCCCCAGTCGTCGGTCGCAGGCCGCCGCTGCCGATGCGGATGACTACAACGACAATCTTTCGCTGGAACAGAACCTTCGTCAGGAGTTCCAGCGGCAGGGCATTTTTAACTGACCGAACCTAACCCTCTAGCCGAGAACCAGACATGACAGGCTACCAAGGCTTTACCAACACTCCGCACGAACGAGCTGCCTACACCACGATGGCGCGCCACTTCAAGAAAGTGGAGCCCGCCATGCTTCGTGCCACCAAGGCACTAGGTCTGGTCGAGAAGGCTGGCGGCGTGGAGTTCAATTCGGTGTCCGTCGAAATGGCCGGCGGCGGAGAAGGCTTTACTTGGCCTGTTGAAATGCGTCTGCCAGACGTGGTGGGCAACACGGGAGAGGGCGCACGTCCCTTCACTCGCGATAGCTTCCACGACAAAGCGGCCATCGAATTTCGCGGCTACCAATCCACCGCGATGATGTACAAGAAGGAGTTTCTGTCCAACCGAGGACCGTCGGCCGTGGTGAACATCTACGGCACGATGGGGCGCCGACTGGAAATGGCGATGAAGCAGGCGTTCGGCACCAAGGTCTACAAGAACGGCAACCTGACCAACACCGACTGGCATGGTTTCGAGACTCTGTTTGAAGCCACCCAGACCATCCAAATCAATGCTGCTGGCGCCACGGGCCGAACCGCCAACGTGCTCGATCTGTACGGCTATCCCGACGGCGAGTACGCCAACATCGTGACCGACCTGGGCGGAGCGCAGGGGGGCAGCAACGAGTCGGGCCTGACGTGGCCGGACGGTCTGGCCACGCCCCAGTTCGATTTCTGGTCCGCGCTGATCCTGAACTACACCAGCACGGAACTGGGCGCCAGCAACACCTGGGCCGAGCAGGCCGATCTGGCCATTGCTCGACTCTTGGACGACTTGGCCCGCAACGCGCTTCCGGACGGCCAGCCGACGGTCTGCCTGTTGGCGCGGAACCTGTGGACGCCGTTTAAGAACCTACACCGCGACAAGGAACGCATCCAGATTACGGATTCGCTCAGCCTGCGCGCGCTGGGCTTCCGCGACGTGATCGAGTTCGACGGCGTGGAAGTTTCGACCGATCCCGGCGTGCCGAGTTCGGTCGGTTACGTTTTCAATCCGAAGTGCATCCGGATGCGCGTGCTGACGGATCGGCTGATCGACCTCGACAAGCCGGAATACCGAATCGAAGACCAGTCGTATCTGTGGGCGGCGGACACTCACTCGAACATGGAATTCCGCAGTCCGCGCAACTTCGGAAAGCTGGTTTCCCTGGCCGGTTAGTAACACGAAGCCCTTCTCACAGAGCAGGCGGGCCCCTCGCTGGCCGAGAAAGGCTTTTTCAATGAGCATTCCCGAAGTCAAGCTGCCTGTTCCGCGTCAGGTGCAGGATTGCAGCGAGTGCGGAAATTCGTACTCGCTCGACGAGACGCACTTCCATCGCGACGCCAGCCAGCCTAACGGTTTTCGGCGAGTGTGCCGAAGTTGCCGTTCGCTCCAACGGCAAGAGTTGCGGCTGAAAGCCATCAACAAGCAGATTGAGCGCATTAAGCACGAGGGCTTCGAGACGCTGCGCAAGCTGCCCGCAACCGGCGGAAGCGCCACGCCACACCTGCGCGAGCTGTTGCAACTGTACTGCCAGGCGTTTGGCGGGCCGGCCGGCTGGATGCGGTCCATGTACGCCGACTACCTCATGGAGAAGGGGGGCACCGCGCGGCAGCGGTATCACCAAATGGGCCTGAACCTTGCCAGGTGGGCCACCCAGTCCGGCGCCGTGAAGGCGGACTTCTCCGACATGGACGAGGAAGACATTCGCCGCGAGTTGGATGAATCGCGAACCCGCACACTCAAGATCGCCCACACCCCCGAGCAACCAAGCATTGACCACCTACAACGAAACGATCAAGCGCGAGTGGGCTGACAAAGAGGCTGACGCGGCCTTTGCCCAAACGGTCGAGCAGGACTTGCTCACCGAATACCAGCAGCAGCGCGAGCGTGCGCTGGCCGCCGAGCTTGCGCGCCGGGACATTGACGCGCTGCGTTTGTACAGTCCGATGCCGCTGCAAGAGGAATTCCATAAGTGCCGCGCGCGAGAAATCGGCTTCGAGGGCGGCGTGCGGTCGGGGAAGACATTGGCCTGCGCCGTGGAGATTGCCCGCGCGGTTCGCAATGAAGACCCGCACGGCAAATACCGCAAGACGGCTGGTTTCGTTGGAATCGTCGGTTTCAAGGAAGACCATATCTCGCTGACGGTCTACCCGACGCTGTTCAAGGCTGGCGCCTTCGACATCATCCGTGACGCCACGACCAACAAGTGGCGGACGTTCGATCCGGTGACGGACGCCGACCGGTTCGATGAAAAGAAGCCGGCCCCGCCGCTGATTCCGCCGCGATTCATCAAGGAAACCGTGTGGGAGAAAAAGGCGCAGGGCGTGTTCAAGATCGTGCGCCTGAAAAACGGTTGGGAGATTCACGCCTTCTCGTCAAAAGCGCTGCCGGCCAAAGGATTCAGCGCGGACATCTTCTGGTTCGACGAAGACATCGAAAACGAGCAGTGGTTCTACGAGGCCACGAGCCGGATCATGCAGCGCTGCGGTCGCATCTTCTGGTCGGCCATGCCGGAGGACCAGAACGACGCGATGATGCTTTTGTGCGACCGTGCCGAAGAGGACGAGGGCAAGGACAATCCTGATTCGGTGGTCTTTCGCGCGAGCGTGGCCGACAACCGATACATTCCGGCGGACGCCGCGCGGTTCTCCATGCGCGTGTGGCATTCCAAGGGGGAAGACGAATACGTCAAGCGTGCGCTGGGACAGCGATCAGCGACGCGCCTGATGTACCCCGGATTCGCCACCTTCATCCACCGCGCCTGCAAGCCCCTCACGAATGACGAACTTCGTGCAGAAGCGGATGGCGTTCCGCTGCGGACGAAAATCCAGAAGTTTCTCACCGAGCGCGAGGGCGAGCCGGGTGAGGACTGGTGTCGCTACGCCTTCTTCGATCCCGGCCACACGGTCGCGGCAGTGATTATGTTGGCATCGCCTCCTCCGCACTGGGGCGATTACGTCGTGGCCTACGACGAAATTCACCTACGGGGCGCCATCGCTTCCACTCTGGCCGACCTGTTCGCGCCCAAAGCCAAGAGCTACACGTTCCAAGCGTTCTTTATGGACATGCACGGCGGCAAGCTGGCCGACCTGGCTACCGGTGTGCAACCAGCGTCCGTGTACTCCGACGAACTCAGGTCGCGCGGTGCGCGGAGTGTCGATACCGGCTGGTACTTTCTGCCGGGCAGCGACAACAAGCAGGGCCGCCAAATGCGTTTGCGGGAATGGCTCGCCATCCGACCGGACGGCACACCGAAACTGCTGGTTGTTGAGCATCGCTGCCAGATGTTGTGCCAGGAAATGAAGCGCTGCCGCAAGAAGCGGGCAGCCGACGGATCAATTCTGGATGAGCGCGAGGGCCGTCGCGGAGACACCGTGGATTGTTTGGAAATGGCTGCCGCGCACGGGTGCGCTTACGTGAAGCCTCGTATCAGCATTACTCGACCGGAAACTCTATCTGCTCGCCGGAAGCGCCGCCAGCGCGAGCGCGAGGAGCGACACCGCGCCTTGTCCCTTCTACACGGCGACGACCATATCGACCTTAACGCTACAGGAGCCCGAGCATGAAAGTCAACGACGAATTGCAGCAAGCCATGAACAGTTACCGGCCGCCGCACTGTGAGCGCGGTCGCACGGTGCTGTGGTATCCCCACGGAGTGCGCGACCCGAACGTGGCCGGCTACGCGATGGTTCAGAGAGAAGACGACCGAACTTTGGCAATCATCGACTCGAACGGCGTGAAACGCAGCGCGGTGGGGCACGTTGACGATCCACAGGTCCGGCACCGACCGTCCTACCGCCGAAACGGCGCGTGGGATTTCACCGACCGCGACAAGATGATCGACGTGCTTCTGCAAAACTTCCCCACCTTCGACGCAGTGGCCAACCGGTTGGCCGAGCTGGAAGCGGAAGTGGTGTCGCTGGCGTCGCGGATCGACCCGGCGACTGACGCCAAGGCGAAACCGACACGCAAGGCGACCAAGCCCAAGCAGTCGGGTCAGGGACAACGCCTGGCGGCGTACCGGGCGCTGGTGGCCGAGGCGAAAGAACTCGGCATCGAGTGGAAAGGCAAGGCGAAGCAGGCGTGGCTCCAAGAGCAGATTGCCGATCGCAAGGGGCAGCCGGTCTGAACGTAACAACGCATGGAAAACCTACTTCTCAATCCGAACGTGACGGGAAGCGACGAGCCGCTGCGGCCGGTGGTGCGCGCGTGGTTGCGCAAGATCGACGACGCCATGCGACACCGGGAGGAAACGTGGGAGAAGCATGCGCGTGAGGTGGAGAAGTATTTCGACGAAGAAGAAAACTTCATGTGGGAGCACGACTACGCCGACGGACCCAGCGGCTATCTCGACAAGAGCGCCGGCAGAGTCCTTCCGTACTTCCGCATGCAGTTGAATCGCGTGTTCGAGGGAATCTCGCTGTTCGGGCCGTTTCTGTACCACCAGAACCCCAAGGTGCTGTGTACTCCGCGTCAGCGCGCCGATGTGTCGCTCCCGCTGTTGGTGGGCGACCTCAACACGCCGGAAGGCGCCCAAATGGCCCAGCAGCTTGCTACGGGCGGCCAGCGCGTCGATGCGATGAGGCAGTCGCAAGCCAGCCTGTGCCAGACGATTCTGAATTGGCTACAGGACGTGACGGACAAAAAGACCGAGATGCGGTGGATGATTCAGGACGCACTGTTGACCGGCATGGGCGTCGCCTACCACGACGTTTACCGACCGCCCGATTCCGAAATGCGATACCCCCGCTCGATCCACATGTCGCCCTACGACGTGCTGTTCGACCCGGACGCCGAGTACGCGCGGGACATCGAGTGGATGGCGATTCGGTGGTGCCAGCCCGTGTTTCGAGTGGAGGAAAAGTTCCTCTTGGAGGAAGGTTCGATTCACGGCAACCGCCAAAGCCGCGGCGGCCGGATTGATGCGCAGTTGGAGTCGATAACCGAACGCGGCGCCCGTGCGCTAAGCGACAAAAAGTCGTTCGACACAATGGAGTATTGGGAAGTTTTCTCCAAGTGCGGGTTCGGAGACCGACTCAAGGACAACCCCGGCATCATCAAGCGTGGCGAGAAGGGCGCGCTCGACTTAAGTGGTCTGGGCGATTTCTGTTATTTGGCCGTGACGCCGGAAGTGCCGTGGCCGCTAAACCTGCCCGACGCAGCGCTGTCCGAAGGGCCGGAATCGGTCCTGATGCGTACGCGGTGGCCCATTCCCTACCACATGGACGAGCAGGGCTGGCCGATTACGTGGCTTCAGTTCCACGCGAAGCAGGGGCAACTGTACGGCATCAGCCACTTTAAGCCCATCATCGGGCCGCTGCGGTTCGTGAACTGGTGCATGTCGTTCCTGGCCGACAAGGTGGCGGCGGGCGGCAAGACCTACGTGGGGATCGCCAAGCAGGCCGCCGAGGAGATTCGCGACCAGATTCGCAACGGCGTGGGTCCGTTCCAGCCCATCGAAATCTCGACCATGACGGGGAGGAGTCTACAGGAGGTTATCTCGTTCCTGAATGCGCCCACTTTCGACTACATGAATATGTGGCAAATGGTGGCGGCCGTCATCGACCAGATCGACAAGACTCTCGGGCTAACCGAGTTGATGTACGGCACGTCGCGCAACCAGATTCGCTCGGCGCGGGAGGCAGAGGTCAAGGCGGGCAACGCGCAGATTCGCCCCGACGACATGGCGAACGTGATGGAGTCCGCGCTATCCAAGATGGCGGTTCGGGAAATGCAGGCCGCGCGGATGGTCATGGAGGGCCGGGACGTAGAGCCTGTTGTGGGGCCAGACGCCGCCCAGTTCTGGGACTACTACATCCTGCAACAAGACGCCGACCAAATTACGCGCGACTTCGATTATCGAATCGAAGCCGGTTCGGCCCGCAAGCCGAACTTCGAGGGGCTGAAAACCGCGCTGAACGAAATAGCGCAGCCCGTTATGGGCATGGCGCAGGCGCAGGCCGAGGCCGGCAACGTCGCGCCGTGGAATGGTTTTTGGACGCTGTGGGGACAGGCGAACAACATGGACGTGAAGTTCATGATGCTAGAGCCTCCTCCGCCTCCCGATCCCAACCAGCCGACGCCCGAAATGATGGAGGCGCAGGCTAAGCAGCAGGAGGTGATGGCCAAGCAACAGGAGTCGCAGCAGCAGCTCGCGATTAAACAGCAGGAAGCCATGCTCAAACTGCAAGAGCTGATGCAGAAGATGCAGTTGGACCAGGCGGAGCACCGTCAGGAAATGCGGCAGGATCGCGAGCGGCACAAGCTGGAAATGCAGCAGACTCAAGAAAAGAATCGGATCGAATTGACACAGGCGCGCGCCAAGGCCAGCGCTCAGGCGCGCCGTCCCTCTAACGGCAAATAGGAGATTTACCCATGACAGCTATTGATGCCAGGACCAAGCGCGCCTTGCGGGTTGGGATGGCCAACAAGGCGTCAGCCAACGAAATCACCGACCGCATCGACGCCACGGCCGGCTTGTCGGCGGCAGAGACGGCAGTGCTTGATGCCGTCGTGGCCGGTACGGTAGCGGCCAGTAAAGCGGCGGTCGTCGACGCCAACAAGGACATCGGCGACTTCCGCAACCTCGATTGCACGAATCTCGATGCCGGAGCGTCCGGTGTGGCCGGTACAGTCGATGTCTTTCCTGCAACCGCCGCCAAAGGAAAACTGGCCATTACGAAGGCCAACAACACGAACGACGATACGACCACGCTGTCTGTAGCCGCGCATGGCCAGGCCACAACCGTCACCATCCCCGACGGTGGGGCCGCGACGGCCTACGTGGTGCAATCAACGGCCGCACTAACGCTCGTCGAAGCCGACGTGCTGGACGGCGCGGTCGCGGGCAATAGCGTCGCGTCCAAGGCCGCTTTGTTGGACGGCAGCAAGCAACTGCAAACCAACGCCAACAACGGCACGCCCGGTACGAATGTTACCGCCGTCCATTATGGCGATGGCGTCAATGTGACGGCCGTACTGACCTTGACCGACGTGGCCCTGACGGTGGGTAGCAGCGAAGCCCTGGGCGTGGGCGCGCTGATTTACACGCTGCCGGCCGGTGCGTGCCTGATTCGAGACGCCTACATGAGCGTTGACCTGGACGAGGTTACCACCCTCGACGACACGCCCGAAATTGGCCTGGGGACGGTAATCGCATCGGGTGCCGTTAGCGCACTGAACGGCACGGCGACTTTCGAGGACATCATCACGGGGCAAGTGGCGGCCGACACCGATGGAACGCCCACCGTCAAGGGGGCGGGGCCAACGGCCGGCGCGCCGCTGGAAATTGCCACGGGTGACGTACACACGGTTCACCTGAACATGGCGGACACCTGGGGTGCGAATGCCGACGCCGACGGCCTCCTGAACGGCACGGTTGTCATCAGTTACATCCGGCAGGACGCGTAGGGATAGCCGGTGAGTAAAACAGTTGGATTAGTTCCTAGTTCGCGCCGAAGCGCAAGTCGCTCGCCGCACATTTGATCGGAAGTAAGGAGTTCAGACATGCAAGTTTCAGCTCGCACGCAGCGCGTGTATCAGACCATCCAGGCCGACGATTCGGAAGGCTACGACGTGAACATGATCGCCAAAGACGCGGTAGGCGTGTACGTCGAGGATGTGGTCAACGACGCCAACGATTTCGTGGTGTTGCCACCTCTGGCGGACGTGCCCAACGGACACGAAATCGTGATGGTCGGGCAAGCCGGCGCCAACTTTGAGGTCCGCACGCCGGCCGCGTCCGCCGAGGAAATCAACTCGGAAGACTGCGACGGCACCAAGGAGTATTTGTTCACGGACACGGAGATCGTCAAGTTCGTGAAGATCGACAACACGATCGGCTGGATGGCTCACGGTTACAGCGCCATCGGCGCCGTGGTGACCGCGGTGGTGCCCGACTGATATGACCGCCACCGAAGGACTTCGCGAGTACATAGAGCAACAAGACGTTGCTCGCTTGGCCCCCGAGGCGCGTGCAGTGTACGAGGCACTCCGCGCCAAAGGGGAGTCCATGCGCTGGGCGCTGATGGTCGCATCACGACAGGCGCCCGGCACAAGCAATACCGATCGGAATTTCCTGTGCGATCGTCACGACAACCAGCACCATCGCAGCGCCAACGCCTTGTACCAGCGCGCCGCCAAACGGGCCGGAATCAACACGACTGGCAAAATATTCATGAGTAGTTTGGGCAAAGCAAGCGACCCGAGGGCCTGGGTTGCCGGCCTGGACGACGTGAAGGCGGCTTGCAAGGCCAAGGGGAAGACGTGCGAGAGACTGGGGGTGTACGCGCCCGAGAAGCCGCCTGAACCAGAAGTGCCGCTGGCCGAGCCGATCGTACGCCAGCGGGTCAAGGAGCGCCTCGCCGCCGATCCGGCGCTGAAAGAGCGGTGCAAGAGAAACGGCAAGGCGCTGAAAGAAGTGCGCGAGGCCGTAATCGACAAGCACGCGCCGTGGTGGAAGAAGGGAAAGAAGGCCGACGTCGTGGCGGGATAACATGGCATGCGAATCACGGATTTCAAGGGCTTGTGGTCCGGCGTCGATCCCATTGACGTTCCGATCGGTGGCGCGCGATTCCAGAATAACGTCGCGACCAACGAGCCGGGCCGGCTGAGGGTAAGGCGGGGGATTCAGCCCGCCACCTTCACCTCCACCTCCGAAATCCAGATTGCGGCCTTCAACACCTTTCGCCCGCTGTGCTTTGTCCGCGCGCGCAACGGAGACGTGTTTGCCTACAACGGCATCAACCAAGGGGTGCGTTACGACGGCATGACGGGAGCGGTCGAGCTTTCTGGCTTAGCTGCGCCCCCCAGCGAACCTACGGTCGCCAGTCCGACAGGCGGCGCCGCCACCGCCGGCGATTACACCGTCGGATTCCAGTACATCGACGACACGATCGTCGACGTGGACGTATACCCGCACGCGCTCTTTTCGCTGCCGGGTTGGCCCAGCAACCTCTCCCCGTTGGCGACGCACACAGCGGCGGACAACGACAGGTTCACTTATTCCGATCTGACGGCTCCCAGCGAAACCCGATCCGTTTACCGACGGGTGTGGCGCAGCGCGTCCGACGAATCGAACGTGCTGTATCACGTCGGCGACCTCGACCGCACGGGCGTTGTGGTGTCCAGCGCCGATGGTGGAACCGGCGTGGCACTCACCCTGCGCAACACGGATGGTTTGCAGGTGGGCGTCGTGATTACCGTGACCGGCCACTCGGTCGGAGGCTACAACACGACACACCGCATTACGGCCATCGACGATTTGGTGGTTACAACGGACGTTTCGTATTCATCCGACGGCACGGGGGGATCGTGGGAGTCCACCAGCATTAACGATCAGGCCAGCGATACCGAGCTTCAATCGCGAGAACTGCTGGTAGTGACGCTGGAAGATGGCAACCTGAGCGGATACCGATTCGTGCCGCCCCCGACCGACCGGCCTATCGTGGTGTGGTTTCAGGACCGCATGTGGTTTGGCGGGAACGTGCGGTACAACGCGGGCACGGTTGCCACCAATGGCAGCGCGACGATCACAGGCACGGACACGGCCTGGACCGAGCAGATGGTGGGCAGGCTCATTCGTATCGACGGCGAATCGGAGCCGCTGGAAATCGTCGCCTACGGCAGCGCCACAAGCCTGACGACCCACAAGGCGGCTTCCACGTCGGCCAGCGGCAAGAGCTACGTCATTCACTCGAAACCCACCCGTAAGCGCAGTCTGAACTACAGTGAAATCGACGAGCCGGAATCGGTTTCGGAAACCAACATCGTTACGCTCCAAGAGAATACGGGCGACGACGACGAGGTAACGGCAATGATCCCGCGCGGGTCGTATCTCTACATCGCCACCGACCGGCACAAGTACGCGCTGGCCTACGCCCGCCAGCCTCGCATCGACGCATCGGTGGTGATGGTCGATGACCGAGGCGCGCTGAATCAGGACTGTTGGGACAGCCTCGACGACTTGATTTATCTAATGGACGACGCCGGCCCCTACGTGTTCAACGGAGGAAAGAGCCAAGCTCTCGACGGGCCTATCAACGACCTGTGGCGCGGCGAAGGAGACGAGACCATCGACTTCTCCAAGAGCGCGGGGTTTCATGTGGCCGTCGATCGCCGGCGCGGGCGGGTGTACTTCTTCGTGGCCTTCACGGGCGATAGCGGAACCTACCCGACGCGGGCGCTGGTATTCAACGTCCGCACGAAGACATGGGACCTGAACGAATACTCGCAAGAGTTGGCATCCAGCATTGCCGCCCAGATCGACGGGCAGACACGGCTGTTGGTTGCGGGGGAATTGGAAACGGTCTTCATTGCCGACGAAGGGACAACCGACGTGGCCACTGCGGAGATTACCGGGACAGTGACCAGCGCGTCGAGTACGTCGCTCGTGGATTCCGGTGCCAGCTTCCCGGCCAGCATCGTGGGCGCTTACGTCTATATCACGGCGGGCACAGGCAAGGGCCAGTACCGCAAAATTACCGCCCGCAACTCCACCACGCTCACCGTGGCGGCCTGGACAACCACGCCCGACACCACGAGCGAATACTTGATCGGCGCGATTCCGTGGGAGTGGAGGTCGGGGCAAATGCCGCTTGCGAGCGGCGAGGGCTACATGGACCGCTATGCCGGCGTTTCGTTCCGCCCGACTAGCGGCGATGCCTCGCTCGACATGCGGTTCTTCTTCAATCACGAAACCAGCCCCGAGCAGTTCGCGCGGGACTTGGAGCTGGGCGATGCGGTGCTGGTCGAATCGGACAACCTGTCCGACGCGCGGGTGTTTCTGAAATCCACGCGGGACGCCAACGAGAACGCCGTGGGCTACGAGCAGTTCCACTTCGGCGGAACAGTTGAGTCCCGGATGCACACTGATCGCTGGATCAGTCTGCAACTGCGCGGAGCCCAGGGGGACGACGATATTCTGATCGGCGAGTTGGAAGTAACAGGCGTGGTGGGTGGCGGATAATGTTCGCGAAGCAAATCCAAGAGCTGATGCGCGGGATTCGGCCCGACACCGAAGACCTGGACGTTATGCGCCTGGTCAACATGCTGGGCAATTGCTCGGCCGACTTGGAACACCGGGGGCGGGTCAAGCTGCTGCTGCCGCCCGAGTTCACGCGGGGAGTTCCCGACCAAGCTCTCGGTTCTGACTTCATCTACGCGCCGTTGGAGTTGGTGAACTACAACGGCTGGATCGACCCGGATGCCGGCCGGCTACACAACGGCGCGGCGGCAGTGTTCCGCGGGCCGGTCATTGGAGTCGCCAATCTCGCTCCCGGCAACGAACAGGTCACGATCAACAACATCGCGTACTACACCGAGGGCGCCACCTATGTCAACGAGTCGTACGCGAACTCCTACTACACCGTCGTTGAGGGAACGCCTGTTCTTCACGAGTCCTATGCCGTCACACAAAGCGTGCCGTCGTTCTCGGGCGGATATCCGGGACTACCTATCGTCTCGGTGAAGGAATGCGCGGACGCTTCCGGCAGCGGAGTTACGGGTTCTGCGTTCAATGCCTACATGCCGCGCACGATGAAGCTGGACCCTTACGCTGCGGTCGGCAGCGTCGTGGGTTTGCTGACCATGCCGGACGGCACGCGAATCGTAACGGGTCCGTTCAACGCGCCGGTGCGGTATTACAAGGCGACCGCAAACTGGACGAACAATGGTGCCGGGTACGATTATGTGGCCGCCAACCCGTGCCTCGACCAAGCGGGGAGCACGGTTGATACGGGCACTTCCGTGAACGTGCAGTTTTTGACCAGCACCGGACATGGGTTGGGACGCGACCCTAACGTTATAGCCGGCCAGGTTTTCCCCGCATGCCAAGCACCGGACGGGACTGTGGTGTGTGTGGACCCTTCGTGCTACGACGCGCGCATCGGATTCATGCAGCCTACGGCCTATTCGATCACGACTCCGCAAGGGTGGGGGTTGATGGACGGCGTTGAGAACCACGGTGACAACGGCGGTTCGGCGCGGGTGATGACCGACCGCTATTGCAAGGCGAGCGGCGCCGAAGCGGCGGGAGTGACGGGCGGAGCACAGGATCACACACACGACAACCACACGACGGCCCAGGTGGCGGGGGCGATTGCGAATCACACGCTGTCGATCGTGCCGAACACGACCGGCATTACGGTGGACAGCCATGCGTCGGGCACGACGGACAATGCCACCACCGGCATCACGGTCAATAACGCCGTCACGGGCATTACGATTTCCAACGCCTTGACGGGCATCACGATCGACGATCATTCCTTCGATACGTTTGATGTGGCAGGTGGCGTTACTGCCATTACTACTTCCGAAGATCACACAGTCAACGATCCGCAGCACACCCATGCTTATGTCGAGCCCAACGCCGGGGCAGGCCACACACACACCATCACGGAGCCGGGTGGTGGCGTTGGGCATTCGCACACATTTGGGGCGCTGACGCATACGGTGAACGATCCGGGGCACGCCCACACAATCAGCGGTTCCCAGGCTCACGCCGGTTCAGCCAGCCCGAGTAACGACCTGACGCACAGCACAGAGAGTAACGATCCTGAGTATTTGGTGGCGTATTGGTACGAACGGTTGGACAACTCGGATTAGAGAAAACTATTCCCAAGTCGGGGGAAACCGACTAAGATGCGGGGGGAGAAACATCATGGCAACGGTTTATGATATGTACGGACCTTCTGGATCTTCCCAGACTTTCCCGGCCAGCCGGACTTCGCCAACTGCGCCAACGTACCAGCGAACGCCTCTACAACCGAACTACAACCTGCCCGGGGGTCGCTTGCCGCCGGAAGTTTATCCACCGGACTATGCTCCCCCGGTAGGGTCCTCATTGGCCACCGTTCCCCAAGTTCAGCAGATGACGGGGGGGGCGGGCGCCGGTCAAGGCTTCTGGGACCTAATAAGTCAGGCCGGATCGCAGATGATGCCCGGCGGGGGACTAACCGGCGGCGCCATGATGGGTGGAATGGGTGGCGCGTTGGGCGGTGTCGGCGGGATGGTGGGCGGCATCGGCGGCGGCGCAGGAGGCGGAGCGGCCGCAGAACAGGCGTGGATGCGAAATCCACAGCAGTCCCCCAGTCGCAACGTATTCTCCCAACCCGGCTTGGCGGATGTCATGGTGCCGTGGCAGATTGGCCAGTGGATGAACGCGCCCCAGAACATGGTGGGCAACCTAAATCAGTCTTTCCGCGAACAATCCAACATCAACGCCGATCGAACCGGTCAGCGACAAATATTCAACCGCCTGATGGACGTGATCGGCGGCGCAGTTGGCAGCAACCGCATGAGTGGCTTTCAGGATACGGTGAGCGGCCAGGGGGCGTCGCTACCGGGGAGCGTGACCAGCGGTATCCAAACCGGCGGGATGCAAACCGGCGACATTCGCGACCGACTGCGCGGCATGGTGCCGGACAAGAAAAGCTATCACGCCGACAGGGGCGCGTCGGGCGAGCTGAAACGTACGCTCGATCTTTTATCAAAGCGGCAAGGGCAGCGCAACATGCTCAGCGCCGAACAGCCCGCCCTCGAAAACAACGCAACTCTGTCGCGGGCCTTCGACGTGAATCGAGCGCAGGATTCACTCAGCAAGGCAGGGCTGCTTGCGCAGCTTGAGGCCGGCAACGTGCAAACATCCAACAAACTTCGCGTGCCGATGATTCGCGCCTTACTTGAGGGGATCATGTAATGCCGATGCTCCAAGTCGGACAACCGGCCGCATTCGGCAGCTTCGGCGGGAGCGGCGTAGGGTTCTCGAACGCGCAGCAGGTCACGCCCGGCATGCCCGGTAGTGTGTGGGATGCGCAGGCGCGCGGGCTGGCTGGAATGCAGCAACCTTACCAGCAGCAGAAGTCTCCGCTGTGGCAGGGGTTCGCCGACATGCTGGCCGGCAAACAGCCCAGCAAGAACAAGTCGCCGATGGGGCCGGGTGGTGGACAAGGCATGCAGTCGAGCGCGGTGCAGGGCATGCAGTCGGGCATCGCTCCCGTCACGACCACGATCGACGCCGGCCGAGACATTTACGACCCAAACTTCATCCAAAGGGCCGTCAACCAGCAAGTCGGGCAAGCGCACACGATGGGCGACCCGCGATACCAAATGGAGAGGTTTACCCGTCCTGGCATGTCGCGCGATGCCGGCACGATGGCAGCCGCGATGCCCGGTATTGCCGGCGCGCAGGCGGCTGCGAGTGACGCGCAGACGAGGATTCCGTTAGAGGCCGAGCTGGCCAATCGCCAGCACCGCCTGTCCGGTGAAACTGCGCGCGCCGGCGAAGCCAACGCCCTGGGTTCTCTCATGTCGCAACTCCAACGTATTCGAGATTCCGAGCAGTCGTCGCTGGTGGCCCCGCTTCTCGACCCCGCTTTTATGAGCATTTTCGGTTAGAGGAATCTGACATGCCCTACAACCGCAACCTTCCATCCGAGATGTCCAACGAGCAGCTTCGCCGCCTCGCACAGGCGCAGCTCGCTCTCGAACAAGACGGTGCCGGCCTGTTCGGGGGTCAAATGATGTCGGAGCCGCCCAGCCTGACGCAGCCGTTTTCCGGTTCGGCAGCGGACATCGCCTCGTACGGTCAGGGGCAGCGCCAGGACGAGATTGCTAAGCAAAAGGCACTGACGGCCGTAATGGCCGACAAACGCTTTGGAGGCAACACGGTGGCCCGTCCTGACTACCGTGGCCGCCCGACCTTCGTCGATCCCAGTTACGACCAGGCCCCGCTGCGGCATCCCATGTTTGCCGGTGAGCCGAAACCCACCGAAGAAATTGCTGCGGACTACTCCCGGCCACGACAGGAAGGCGCCCACCCGGCGGCGTTGGCCGAACTGGACCGACTTCGCCAAGCTCGCCAAGAGGCCGAGTATCACCGCGCTGGATTCACACCAGCCCCGCCGGGCTACGATCCACTGACGGACCCCAACAGCGGCTACGGCGCGTCGGCGGATGCCCTGCTACAGTCGAAGACGGAGGGAGATCGCATCCGGGCGCTGCGCGACGTGAGCATGGCTGGCCATGAGACTACGAGGTACGGCGCAGAGAAGGAACTTGAAGGCAATCTGGCGCGTTCCGACGCCTACCGAGACATCGGCATGGGCGAGTTGAAGCAGCGCGGGGCAGAATGGGCAGAAGGTGCGCCAGAGCGTGAAGCGCTCGTGGGGCGAACGGAAGCCGAAACCAATGCGATTAGTCAAGCTCTCAATCAGGACATGACATTCGATGAGTTTCTGAGGCTGCCCACACTTGATCCAGCGACAGCGATCGCTCTCTGGCCGCAAATCGAAGCAATGAAGAATGGGACGAACCAGCAGGGTGGTGTTCCACCTGTTTCGCAGCCAATTGTATATGGTCAAAAGCCTGCCAGTGTTGATGTCGTTCGGGATCAGAGCCTTCGGAGTTTAGCGGAAAATACCGGTGCCACTGCGTTTGCCGTCGAGCTTCGCCGGCAAGGACTGGCTGACAACCCGGAAGATGCCATGCGACTGATCGAGTCGTACTATAAGAGGAGCATGTGGGGCCGCAAGGGAGTCATTAAACCGGCTGGCGATACTCAGTTAAAGGGCCTGATCGCTGAACGATACCGAACGATGGACACGCCAGCACATCAGCGCACGCCAGGACAGCGTAATGCAATTCGTAACATGGAGCGCGAATTAGGAATGCCGGCAGGCTCTTTGTAACCCGGTCGTATCCGCATGCCATCCCTTCTCCCCAACATCCCCGATCCCTTGCGGAACGTCCGCAAGTACCTGCCGCCGCGCGTCGGGCAATCGCAGCCCGCGCGCAATCAGGACATCGACATCAGCCAACTGTTGTCGCCCGAGGACGAGCGCTCGTTGGTAGGCAAAATCGGCTCGGCGTCATTGTCGGGGTTGTCGCGGGTGGCGAACGTGCTGGACCTGCCCGGTTCGATGGTCCGCGACCTGATTGCGATGGAGAACCCGCTGGATCAACTGCTGTCGCCGACTACGGCCGACAATCGGTTCACGGGCCGCGACGTGCTGCGTAAGTACGGTGCGATTGGCAAAGAGGACAACTGGGGCAACTTCACCGGCGGGTTGGCTGCGGAGATTGCGCTGGACCCGCTGACGTATCTCACGTTCGGCACGCTCGGTGCTGCGTCCAAGGGCGGCCAAGTGCTCGCCAAGGCTGGCCTGTCGAAGTTCATCCCCAAGGCTGCCAGCGCCGCCGCCGGTCGCACGGTGGGCAAGGCCGCCGGGCGCATGATCGCCACGTCTGATGATGTCTTACGCGCCGCCGTAAGTGAAGGCGGTTTGGAATCGGCACGCGCTCTGACTCGTGCCGCCAAAGCGTCTGGCTTCGAGTCGCTGGGCGCCTTTCGCGCGGCGCACGGCGCGAAGCCAGTGGGCGGGTTGTTCGGGCTGGGGCTGCCGTTCCGGCCGGCGTCGGCTGTGTTCGGCAAGGCGGGTGGGGTGGCGGAGAAGGTGGCGGGCGGTCTCGATACGGCCGGGCACGCTCTGACCTACGGTAAATACAGTCCGTTTCGCCCCTTGGTTAGCTTGATGGACCACCGCAAGCGCGGCATGGTCGGCGAGCAGGGCATGAAGTTCGGAGAGGCAGCTACAGAGCGCGCCCAAATGGCTGAACAGGCGGCTCGCCGCGCCTATGCGCCGATGCACCGACTCTTTCAGGCAGCCGACGAATTCAACCCGTCGCGACTTGCTGGCGGAGAGAAGGAAGCGCTCGACAACTTGCTGTCCGTTCGTGCCTACGGGGAAAAGTCCGGTCAACTTCCTGCGCATCTTGAAAAGTACCGTGAGTCAATCGACGACGGACTGCGGATTATGAACGAGGGCAAGCAGTTTGTTCTTGACAACGGCGGCAAGATCGACGAATGGAAAAGTGCGTTTGACACGGCCTACATGCCTCGCAATCGTTTGTTTCCGCCAGTACGCACGCGGGGCGTCAAGACCGAACGGGCGTTCGAGACGGGCACGCCGCACGCCATTGCGCGCAAGCAAGCTCTGGATATTCCGGGCGGTACGAAGAAGCTCGACTTGATGAGCGTAGACGACGAGATCAGCGGCCTCATTCACCGATTCCCCAAGGACAATCCCGGCGGCAAGTTGAATGCGGCAAGCCGAGACATGGTGAAGAACGTGTTGCGACAGCGATATGCACTGGGCGAGCTTCCCGAAAGCCAGCTCAACAGCCTGGCGCACACCATCGCGAACCTCGATCCCTGGCATCAGCGCACCGGGATACCGATGTTCCGATTGAACCCGGTAGACGACTTGTTCATTTACACCTTGCACGCCAAGCAAAGTGGCACGGCGCTGATGCACGCGCGAACTTCGCTTGTCGAAAATGCGCAGTTGGCCAACGAGGTTGCCGACGAAGCAACCGAAGCTCTGGGCGCCGTGGTGCCAAGATTCCGAGGGGTAGATGCGGATAAGTTTGCCGAGTTGGTCGGCCGTGAAATGCAAAACGCCAGCCCGGAAATGGCGGCGCGATATCAGGCTGCCTACGATGCGGCTGTTGCCAGGGTTGGCGCCGACAAGGTAACGCCGTTGTCGGTGCTGAACGATCTGTACATCCCCAAGACGACCGCCCAAAACATGACGAAGTTCATCGGGGCGTATACAACCCCGGAAACTGTCAGTGAGATTGTGGAGGGGTTGGACAAGTTTCTCAACCTGTGGAAAACATGGGTCACGATCCCGTGGCCGGCGTTTGCCGCACGCAACCGGCTGTCCGGCGCGTTCAACAATTTTCTCGGGGATGCCTACAACCTGACCTCCGAACTGGATGCGGATGTGTTTCTGCGCGGCCCGCTAAGCCGGGCGATGGGGAGGCGCACCTCAGTGCAGGCCATGAAAATCCCCGAGATCGCACGGCGCGCAAAAAGCACAGAGGAAGCCACACGGCTCTTGGGTGACGAACTGATCGAAATGGGGTTCATCCACCACCACCACGGCGTCGGCGGCGAGACGATTGGATCCGTGGCGCAGGGTGGGCTAGGCCCTATCCCTGGCGAGGCGGGCATTTATGCCGCTCGGCCCGACGTCAGCTTCGGCCAACGCATCAACCCTTACAACGTGCGCGGTGCGGGCAGTGACGAGCAAGTGCTTGGCATTGCTCGTTGGGGCGAGAACCTGAACACCTACGTCGAAGGAATGAATCGCGTCTCGCCGTACATTACGTTGCGCACCAAGGGGTACGCCAAGAGTGTAGCGAAGCAAATGGTGGACCGGATGCAGGTCAATTATCAGGCGGTGTCCGGTTTTCATAAGGCTTACGTTCGCCGCGCCTTTCCGTTCGCGACATTCACGTTGGGCACGTTGCCGTTTATCGTCGAGTCCCTGATTACCAAGCCCGGCGGCAAGCTGGCACAAACTCTGCGGACCATGAACCGGCTCCGCGGCAGTAACGCGCTCACCCCCGACTACGTGGCCGAAACGGCTTCGATCCCCCTGGGCGAGCAGCCGGATGGCAGCGATCGCTACCTGACGGGATTCGGGCTGATGTTCGAGGACGCGTTTCAGTTCGCCGGCGGGCCTCGTCAGGGAGGTTTGGAAGCGCTGTCGCGCCTGAACCCGCTTCTCAAAACTCCCTTAGAAATGGCCACTGGACAGTCGTTCTTTCAGAAGGGGCCAATGGGCGGCCGGCCGATCGAAGACCTGGACCCCACGATTGGGCGCATCGCGGCCAACCTCACGGGTCGCGACGAAGCCGTACGCTACCCAGGTTCACAGTCCGCTGAGGCGCTCCTGTCGGCCACACCGCTCACTCGGGCCGCTACCAGCCTCCGTACCGCCACAGACCCGCGTAAGGGCCTCCTGGGCCGCGCAGCGAACCTGGGGACGGGCTTCCGAATCAGCGACGTTTCGCCCGGCGCGCAGGACACCATTCTTCGCGAGCGGGCTGAAGTGCTGATGAAAGAACTGGGCGCCAAGACGTTCCAGAGAACGTACTTCCCCAAGGAGCGTTTGGAAACGATGTCGCCCAATCAGCTTCTCAAGGCGATGGAACTACAGGCGCTTCAGAACGAGCTGGCAAGAAGGGCAAAAGAACGCAAGGCCGCTAAGGCCGCTCTGGAAAATGCGGCGCGTCGGTAGCTAATCGTTCAGCACAACTTCGGCCCGCGTCCACCACTGATCGGAGTAGCGACTTAGGCCGGCGCCGTCGGTACGGTCGGCCGCGTCGTGCTCCTTGGCGACTGCCAGCGAGCGCGTGAAACGCTGGTAGGCTTGTACTATGCTCGGCCCTTCCCGGCCACCCGGCGCCATCGTCGCGAGCCGGTAGTCGAGCGCGTCGAGCACGGCCTGCATCATGGTTTCCCGGATGTCCACAAGGCTCGACACAACGACCTTGGTGCCCGATGCGAATGCTTGGTCCAAGGTGGTTTCGTTCAATGTGACGGTGCCGCCACTGATGCTCTTAATCTGGTGCTGCTCGATGTAGGGGTGAGCGCCGAACAGGCCGGTCGGCTTGTTGCTGGTGTCGTTCAGCCGGATGATCGCGCCCACCATGCTCTGCGGAAGCGTGGCGCTCATGGTGAGCGTCGAAGCGCCGGATGATCCCGATGCCGTGGGGGTGGCGGTCGATTCAGTCCCCGACCATCGCAAGGCAGCCGGGCGGCGCATATAGGTGAATGCCATCGGTTCGGCTTCGGACGGGCGCGGATCGACGAAGATCGCCCAGCGGTCGGGCAAGTCGGGGTCGCGCATGATGGTCCATGCCCACACGTTTCCCGTGCCAGTGCCCCATCGTTCTCGTTCCAGCCACTCCCTGGGTTGCAATCGGTGCGTGGACCAAGGGCCGTCTTCGATGATGACCTTCTCGATCGACAGCAAATCGGGCGGCAGAGAGTAGACCGTACGGTAGAGTTCGTACGTTTCCCCGGCGGCAATGTCCTCGCCTGGATTCATGTTCTCGGTGAGTTGCAGGGTGGTGCCGCTCAGCCGGTCCTCGACTTCGTACACGCGGTTGTCGATGCGGATGCGGCCGTATTTAGCCCAGGAGGGCCAGGTGCCGTCAGTGAGCGTCAGAAGACGTTCTGACGATCCTCCCGTCAAATCGAATTCTATGGTGCCTTCGTCGTATGGCGCCACGAGGTCGATCCGGTACTCACGTCGGTAGAATGCCCACCCAGGGGGGCCCGACCACACTTCGCGGAATGCGGCGTGTACGGCGGCCTTCACAAACGTCAGCTCTTTGCTGCGCGCGCCTCCCATGTTGGACGCGATCACGTAGTCAACGAGGTCCGCGTAGGTAATGATGCCTGTGTCGAGTCCGCTCATGTGTCGAGTCCCCTGGCTTCAACCACTGTGCCGTCGCCGAGTTGGTAGAAGATGCGAGTTCCTAGCTCCGTCTCGAAGCGGTAAACCTTGATGATCTGGGTACTAGACGGCGTGAGCGCGACGGGAATGCCATACCCCACTCCACGCAGCAATCGTCCATCGGCTAACTGCATCAAAATCAAGTCGCCCGTGGGAGTTTGGAATCGGGCGATCTTGATAATCTGTTCGCCTTCGGGGGGCACGGGCGCTGCCCCGCCGCCCCCTTCGATCCCCATGTAGATCGTGAAAAAGCCCATTAGATTGAAACAATAGCGTAAGACAAAACGCCCTTAAAGCCGCAAGTGACGGTATCCAACTCCAACGCCTTATTCGTCGCCACCTTAAGCCACGGCATGGCGAAGTTTCCGTTGGGTGTGATGGCAAAGCCGCCGTTCTGCTGTACAGGCATGACGCCCGACAGCGCAGTATCGTCCTCGTCCTGAATCGAAATCGAGCCGTCGCCCGTGTCGGCAGTGCCTACGAATCCATAGACCCAAATTTGCTTGTCCGCACCGGGCGCCGCAACAAGCTCTTGGTTCGCCGTGTCCGCAGCGGCTGAAATGGCGGCGCTGGCGTAGCTGTCGATCGACGGCGTGGCTGCCCCGCGCAGCGTGCCGATAATCAGTGCTTCCAACGCTGCCAGGTCTGCGACCGCCGGATCGTCCGAAGCCAGCGTAACGCGCTGTACCGTCGCTCCCACGGCGCCCGCACCAGCCGCTACACCGGCTTGACCGACAATCGGGTTGACTTTGCATCGGTCGGTTTCGTCCCAGTCGTCAAGCACCGCCAGTGACGTTGCCGCACCCGCCAAGTTGCCGCCGGCTTCCAGGGCCAGCGCGCTCGTGTTGAGGTTCGTTCCGGCGTTGGCCGTGACGCTGCCGGTCACTGTCACGTCGTTGTCGCTGCCGAGGTCTACCTTCAGCCCAGCCGTGGCGTCGCCCGGAATGACGGCAGCGCCGCCCGATGCGGGTACGGCGATACCGAAGCAGAGTGTGGTATCGGTGCCAGCGCCCGAATCGAAGTCCGCCGAGTGAACCGTGCTCGGCAGGCTGGTCACGTCCACGTCGCCGATGTCCACGCCGCTGTTGGGCGCCAGTTTGCCGATAGCGTTGGTGCCGGCAGGCAAAGCGGCTACGACATCGACCTGAAATTCACTGCCTGATACGGCGTTGTCGATGATCTCGACGGCGGTTTGGATTGCGGCCAGTGCGGTGTTTGCGGTGTCTTGCTTGGCGGACGTGGAAGCGCCGCTGGGCAGGGCGCTACGAGTCACGTCCACGTCGAGTCCATTGGTGGCGTCGCCGTCGATGGCGCCGGCGGTGTAGCTGCCCTCCGTCCCGCTGACGCCCATCAGGAATGAGCCGGGCAACTTGGCGGTATCGCCGGCGTGCGAAATCTCGCGGGTAACGATCGCGTCGCCAGGGTCGGAGGCGCTGTTCACTGTGGTGTTGTCCGCCATTAGACGCCTACTCCCATTAGTGTTCGCATAGGCAACGTGCCGCCCCCCGCCGCCTCGTCAAAGTCGCACACCAAATCCGCCGCCGTGACGTTGATCTGGTCCCCGCTGCCAGCGCCCAACCCGCCGCTGCCGTGGCCGAATTGTTCGAGCGGGTTCGCGCCGGTGCCTTCAACATCAGCCTGTTCCCAGTCCACCGCCGGCGTGTCGGGATTATCGAGCCAGGTTTCGGTGCCGTCTGCGTACGCGCCGCCCACGCCGGGGTCGAAATTGCTCCCGCTGTAGTTAGTGCCGTTGACGATGATTCGCGGCACCGCCACCGCCGTACCACCGGCGCCGGCGCGACGCGCGCGCGTGACGACGGCCACCGAGTTGACCGCCGACACCGACCCGCCGAGCGAGAACGCGGTGAAGGTGAAGTATTGGAAGTGGTTGTTTTGGTTCGGTCCACGGTGGTTGAAGCTCGTGTCGTCGTCGGGCGTGGACACGCCCTCGTCGACGTTCAAATGTTTGTTCGTGGTTTCAGGGTGGCCGGTCCACTCGTCAACCGAACCGATGCCCGTGGGGACTCTGGTTTGGGTTGGCATTAGGACACCCCCAGCGCGAGCGCTTCGGCGTCGGTCAACAGCACCTTGCAGTTGAAACGGTTTCGCGCAGTCGGGCCGAACTCATCCATGCTGTAGCCGCGTTTCGTGAGCGCTTGTTGCACGCGCAGTTCCGCAGGAGTCGCGGCAACGCGCGTGACCAGCCGATCCGAGTCAACGCTCCGCAGCGTCACTTCGTCGTCGAACACAACCAGCGCCCAATTCGTGCGACGCGCAGCGCGCACGCCGGGCACGCCGGCGATCCACAGCCGGATCGTGCCCAGCCGATTCTCGCCGGCGTCGTCGGGCACTTCGTCGGTGCGTTGGACTTTAACGAATCGCATTATCGTGTTCTCGGCCTCGGCGGCACGGGTGGCGGTGGGG